AATAATCTTTTCGTAGTCAACAACGTCTGCCTCGCCGTCAACGTATTTTTCAACGTCACGGCTTGACAGAGCTCGTTGATAGTTTTCAAGATATTTTTTGAAGTAAGAGCTACGCAATCTACGTAGCTCTATATTCAAATAATTTAGTATGGCTTCTATTTCTTGTAATTGATTAAAACGATGTTCAACAATACCAGGCATTGCTGCTGCTGATTTTTCAACATTACCTACAAGTTTGCATTCTGCTTTTGCTTGTACAAGTTCAGTTTCAAAGTAGTTAATTGCATCAGGTATTTTTCCTATATTGCGGCTAACTTCACTGTACCAACCCATTAATCATCCTCATAATCGTCGTAATCTTCGTCAATTTCTAAATAATAATAGATAGCATTATCCAAGCTGGTGTCAGCATTGCCGATAACTTCTTTAAGTGTTTCGTCGCTTGTTCCGTAGTCAGCAAGCATATCAACAAACCGTTCTGCAACTAACTCTATTTGTTTTTTATCTAGATATTCTTTAAATAGCATCCATACATCAGCTATTTGTTCTTCATTCAGCATTTTCTACAAACTCCTCGACTTGGGTTTCTATGTCAGTTGCTTCTTCGTCAACTTCAGAGGTATTTACCACAGAAGCCTCTTTAATTAAGTAATCTGACATTACCTTATCGAGTAGTTCGCCGTTCCAGTTTTTACGATATTCAAGTAGTTCTTCACCGTCAACTGTTTCATAACGTAAACGGTTACCTTGTTTAACAATAACGCCTTTTGCTTCAAACAATTCAAGCAAGCCGCTATATGGATTCATACCTGTTTCGTATGGAATCTTAACTTGTACACCTTCAAACGGTTTAGCATAACGTGTTTTCATAACCTTACAGGCTGCACGAATACCACGCACTTCGCTGATCTTGTTGCCATCTTCATCTTCTTTTAGTTTTAGTTTTTTCATTGCTACAACAATTGAAGATGCATAGATAAAGCCTTGACCACCACTAATCTTGTCATCTGGGTCGAACATATCTTGCGATGCATACGTGTGATTAGTTGCTACAAGTCCTACATTGTGTGAACCAAACATATTAACAGTATTACGAACAAGTGAAGTCAGTGCTTTAGGCTTACGACCCATATCACCTTTCATATCGCCCTTGTTAAACTGATCCACGTCAGTAGGTGTTAACAACATACCTAGTGAGTCAACAACAAACAATACCTTAGGACGGTCTTCTTCGTTCATTGCTTTGTAGTCTGCCATAAACGTACTAATGGTCTTAGCTACGTCATCAATCATTGACATGTTAAGTTTTAGTAGTTTATCTTCTGATGTATCTACATCAAGTGCTTGTAGCCATGCTTCGTCAAGTGCGTTCTCTGAGTCAATCAGTACTACAAAGATACCTTGATCTTGTGCTGACTTTACAATGTTACCTGAACAGATATATGATTTACCTGCACCAGACTCACCAGCAAATACACTTACTTTGCCTAGTGGAATACCTTTGTTCCAATCACCTGAAATAAGATAGTTGAGTGCAAAGTTGCCTGTGCTAATCCAATCAGTAGGATCGTTAAATCCTGCACTCATACCTTGAATGGATTTTGTTAGCGATGTTCGAAACTTAGTAGGATCGAATGCCTTATTAGCCATAATTAATCTCCTAATCTAAAAAGCGTGACAGCTATTAACTTTTGAAGTGTTGACAGGTAAACCATGAATCTCTGCTTCGGTTTCGTTAATAGCTGTTGTATTGTTTTACTATCCTTGACGTGCTCGGATCATTGCAAGAATGTCTTGTGCGCCGCCGTCGCCTGCAGGTGCTGCCGCAACCTCTGGTGCTGGTGCTGCCTCTACTACTGGAGCAGGTTCTGCTTCAGGTGCAGGAGCACTTTGGCTTGTAGCAGTTGCGCCTGCACTTGCCGCTACATTTGGGTCACCTGTACGTGCTGCCATGCCGGCAGGTCGGAAGTAGTTACTCCAACGATCAGGATCATATGCTTCACCGTCTACTGACGCTTCAAACATTTCTTGCATAACCTTGACAGCAGTTTCGTCTGGCTTCTTAGGTAGGAAGTCATTTAGATCAAACAAGCCGTGTGTGTTAACTGCATTCATTTCTGCATCTGACAATGGACGCTCTCTACGTGCCCAGTTAGATGTTGAATAGTCTGCATAACCGCCTTTTGAACTCTTGTTCAAACGGAAGTCAACACCAGCAGTATAATCTGTTGGCAACTCTTCCATGTCTGGATCCATAAGGGCTTGCTTAATGATCTGGAAGATTTGTGGACCAATGATAAAGCGTCTGATCGGATTCTCAGGTGCTTCGTCATCGGCTAGTGGATTATCCGTTACAAAACCTTGAAAGATATAAGAACGCTTTTTCCAATACTTACGACCCATATCTTCAAGACTTGGATCTTTAAACCAACCACGTACTTCGTTAAGTACTGGGCAGGATTCGCCGTACATTTCCATACAAGGAATTTGTACTTGTACTGGACGAGAATCTGTTTCACCCTTTACACCGGCGAATGGAAGTTTAATCATCAAACGTTCTTTCCAAAAGAAAGTGTTGTCTGAATTACCGTCAGGAAGGAAACGTAGAGTTGCACTCTCGCCTTCTTTCATATTCCAAAATGGGTAAATTGGGTTTGGACCACTTGGTCCTGAGTTACCTGATGAACGGTTCTCTTGTTCTTTGAGCTTTGCTCGGATTTCTGCTAATGATGCCATAGTTTGTGCCTCCTATATGTTATGCCTATGTGCTTTGTGCCTTATTTGTATAGCACAGTTAATACTATACAATCGTATTTACCAAAAGTCAAGTACTTTTTGTAAATTTTTTTAAAAAGTTAGCGGATTATCTTAAACCCGCTAACTCTCTCATTCTATCAAACTCTTGTGTATCCAACTGCTGTGGTTGTGTGCGCATCTGGAATTCTTCAAAAGTTTGATTAATTTTTTCGATAAACGCCTTAGCAGGTTCTATGAACTGCTCACCGTAATCTTTTTCTATCATAGTTAATACGGCAGTTTCGCCTTTTGGGAACTCGCCTGTTTCTCTATCGTAGTATGATAGTATAAATTCGCCTAATGGAATTTTTTGTTCTTTCTTGTCGGCCTTTTCAATTCCGCCATCTGGTGTCATTTTAACATCAATAGTATCATCTGCTTCTGCATGATCCATTGATTTTTCGTTTGCTGCTTCTTCTGCTGCTTCTCTATCAGCCTTTACTTCTTCTACATCAACGCCTAAATAGTCTGCTAAATCGTCGTCACTCATTTGACTAATAGTCGGTTCACCTTCTGCAAACTGGCCTAGTGATTGGTTAAACAATTCTTCTAGCTCATCTTCTTCTTTTACACACGAACCTTTTTCGCCACGCTTCTTGCCTGGTACTTTCTTGTAACCGTCCCAGCACTTGTCATACATTTTATCGTTGCCGTGACGCTCGCCTTCGTCTACTAGATCATCTGGACCTAGTTCTTTTGCCTTTGTGCCTTCTTTTACTAGGTTGTAAATGTAAGGGAATATATCTTGTAGTTCTTCGTTGAACTGTTTAATAGTTAGTTCGTCAATCCAGTTTTCAGCAACATCACTTGGAACATCTTCTAGTACTGGGGGATTAAATGCTTCAAATGTTTCTTTGTAATATGCTGGTTTTTGTAATGACTCAATTGTTTTCTTAACTGTTGATATACGCTCTTTAACAATATCCATGTATCCTGCTAGGCTTTCTGCCATTACAGCACTACGACCCATATAAGTTTTAAACTTGCGTAGCTTTGCTAGTTCTTCTGAAAGTCCTACAATGTGCTTACCAAAGTCGTCATATGCGTTGCCACCTTCGCTTACATGCATGGCCATTGCTCTAGCACCGCTTAGATGCTTGTATGGATATTTAAACCTTTCTCCGTCTGCACTTTCGATATAGATCTTTCCAATTTTTTGGACGCGGCCCGTTGCACTTTCTTGATTGATGTTTTCAGTGTGCTTAATCATAATACGTGCTTCGCCCACGTTTTGATAGCTAACACGAGCTGTTCCATATAACTTTGATTCTGTCATTGTTTCGTCCCCAGAGCGATTTGTTGCTAAAAATTTATAATCTCTTTTAGTTAAATTTGATTTATTAATGTCTCTTACATCAAAATCTAATAGACGTTTTTTACTAAACACACGCAATTCTTTTAAAAAATCATACCAATTTTTTTGTGTTAGTTCGCTTTCTGCTGCAATAAAATCTTTCGAATATATAACAGTTAGTCCGTCATCTTCTGAAATACTAATACTAACTTTACCTAATTTTTTACTGCTTTCTGTATAATCGAAATCAAAGAAACGTGCAGCAGAAGGTTCATTTACCACAGTGCCTGCTTCGTCTCCTATTACTACGTTAGGAAAACGTCCTCTGATTTTATTAAAAAGCTCTTCGCCTATTTTATTTAAATCTTTCATAATGTATTTATCTAATAGCTGCTACTA